TCTTTATCGATTCTGGATTCCTCTTCAGGAGTTTTGGATTGTACTCCGCGGACTACCGGGAGTCAAGTCCGTTCTCCCAGGATTCGGTGACCCACCTCGGTGGAAGTCATTCCACTTCTCAACGAAGAAAGGCCCCGGCGGTCGACATGCTCTCCTTGAGAGCTGGGCTGATTTCCTCTCCCTTCCCAAGGAGATGATTCAGTCCATTAAGACCGTTGGGGGCTGACAGCTTGAGAAGAGGATGAACTTTCTCTCTGAGCACCAGGATCTCCTTCTGAAGATCCTGGGTCCAAGGGAGAAGGTCAGTCTTCGGAAAATCACTGGGATCCAAGACCGAGAAGGGAAGACGCGAGTGATCGCTATTCTCGACTACTGGTCACAGACGGCTCTAAAGCCGCTCCATGACCTGATCTTTGGGATCCTTAAGTGTATCCCCCAAGACATGACTTTTAGTCAAGGGGAATTCCTTGAGAAAGTTCAGAGCTGAATCCGTGAGGATCCAGAGCTGGAACTCTATTCTGTTGACCTTTCTAAGGCAACAGATAGATTTCCTATTCTTCTGATCTCCATGGTCCTTCGGGGAAACTTTTCTCCGAGATTCGTTTCGGCTTGGGAGGACCTCATGGTCGGATACCCTTTCCTTGTTAAAGGGAAGGAGGTCCGGTATTCCACAGGAAATCCCATGGGAGCCCTTTCGTCCTGAGCGACCTTCGCGCTAGCTCATCACTTTGTGGTGTTCTGTGCGTGTAAGTGGTCCAGGACTAATTGGCTCCGTTGCCGATATGTCCTCCTTGGGGATGATATCCTCATTGGGGACCCGGAAGTCGGGGAAAGCTACCTAAGGATTCTGACTCTTCTTGGTGTCGAGTACTCTCCATCGAAAACGTACGTCTCACGAAGGATGTGCGAATTCGCTAAGAGAGTAGTTGTCCAAGGAGAGGAGGTGACTCCTTTCCAATCTCTGCTGTATCTGGTCAACCTTGGAGTATTCCACTGGTCGTCTCAGCTATTCGCGGGGAGAGGCAGAAGGAGTATTACCCCATCTCCGGGATCCCTAAGGCAGTGCGAAGCCTCCAGGAACGTGTGTACCCTTCCATGAACTCTCGTAGGAGAGACGTGGTAGAGCACCAGTCCTGACTATGCGAGATTGGCATCGACCTTCTGTCGGGCCGGATCACGGCAGGAGACTATTTTGTCTCTCTGTGCGGTGATCTTGGCATTGACAGGGGTGACCAGGATGAGTCATCGTATTCAGCGATGACCTACCTGATCCTTGCGCGCCAATTCGAGGCTTCCCTTGTTCGTCCGGATGTCTCGATTTTCCGTATGTATGCGGATCTCGAGCATTCGTTCGTCAAGGAGCGGCGCTCCCTTCTTTGGCCCGAGTTTGAAACGTCGTACCCGGTCACTGCGAACCTTTCGCATATGTCTAAGACGATGTTCAGACTCGAGACTCGCCTTGCGGATCCGATGGGACAGTCTGAAGACTGAAAACTCATGATTAAGGGGATGCACAATCCCTTTGATCCTGAGTCTTTTGGTCTAAAGACCTTCCAGCGGACAGCAAAAGTGAGCCACCGGCTGGGCCTTCAAGTTCAAAAGATCTCTAGGTCCCCTGAGGAGATTGGGAAACTCCTCAAGGGATCTCGTCGTCGACCGTTTACTGATAGCAACGTCGTCCTCCACTACCGGACCCCCGGTGGTGGTTGGGGACGACGGGGCTACGTTCCGGATGATGATTAGAGATCTTCGGATCCTATCTTTCTGGTAGCGCCGCCTGGG